ATCCTGGCCGTGGGCAGCCTGCTGCAGTCGGGCACCTACATCTCTCCCGTCATTGCCACGGCAGGCGGCACCGAGCTGCGCGTGATCTTCGAGGGCACCATCCCGGCCGGCGCCGCCGTGGCCGTGCATGCGCAGCTGGCCGGCAGCGAGGCCTGGACCGTGGTGCCCTACCTGTCCAGCAGCCCGCAGACGGCCGGAACCATTGAGCTGACCCACCGCCTGCAGGGCATGAGTGCAGCAAGTCTGCGCCTGCGCCTGACGCTGACGGGCACCACCACCGCCCGCCCCCTGGTGGACAACCTGCGCGCCGTGGTGCTGTAACCGGGGGGCTCATGAGCGATATCAACGACGACATCGGCACCGACCTGCCCCCCGTGCTGGAGCTCACCGAGCACCTGCAGCTGCCCCTGCCCCACGCCCAGAACAAACTGGAGCTGGACGTGGACCGCCTGCGCGAGTCGCTGCGCCTTATTGACGCCGCCAGCCGATCCGTGGACCAGCTCATGGGCACCAAGGCCAACCAGGACGATCTGCAGGCGCTGGACCTGGCCATGACTCAGGAAATGGCTGCGGCCGCGCAACAGCAGCAGCTGCTGCTGCAGCAACTCCAGCAGCAGTTACAGCAGCAACTGCAGCAGCAGGCCAGCACACTGAACAGCAAGATTGACAACAAGAAAATCGACCTGCAGACCGTCATCAACTCCAGCGTGATGGCAGAGGTTGCGTGGGGAGTTCGCAGGCTTGCCCAGCTGATGCAAGCGCACTCGAACTCTGCCTCCAACGGCGTGCCGTTTGAAGTCGGCATTGAGTATTCGCTGTATGCCGCCGAGGTCTACAGCCGCCCCTTGCCTGCCAATCCCACCGTCGGCGACACCATCGTGCTGCTGGACCCGTGGAGCCTGTGGAGCCTGGGGCGATTCACACTGCGGCGCGCCAACGCCGCCCACGTCATCAACGGCGTCTATGAGGATGTGCTGTTCAACGCCAACGCCCGGCGCGTGACGCTGCATTACTCCTGGGCCAACTACTGGACCCTGTCGATTGGGTGACCTATGAAACTAAGTGATCTTGTAAGCACTGGCGGCCTGCTGCTGATGCAGTCCCGATTGATCCTGACATCCGCCACCATCACCGTGCCCAGTGATGGCCTGGCCGTGGTGGCCGGCATGGGTGGCGGTGCGGGCGGGTGCAGGGGCCGAGCCCCTGGCAATTCCGCGCCCTGGGGGGTCAAGGCCTTTGCTGTGGCGGCCGGCGACACCATTGGGTTTGCCATCGGCGGTGGAGGCGCACCCGTGGGTCTGGCGTCGGCCAACCCGGGGGGCGCCACCGTGATCTATCGCAACGGCGCGGCCGTCATGACCTGCCAAGGCGGCGATGCGGGGCCGGGCAGCAGCACCGAGCGCGCGCCCGTGCTCGCGCAGGTGGTGGGGGCGGACTACTGGACGCCGGGCCGACAGCCGCAGCAAAGCGAAGCCGGAGGGGCAGCGTTCAACGGCGCAGCGGTGGACATGGGTGGTGGCACCTACAGCCCCCGCAGCGGCGTGGGAGACTGTGCTGTAGATCTGACCCACGGGCAAATGGGTGTGGGCGTGATCCGGGGCTTTCTGTTTTGGCCGTTTGACATTCAAGTCACCGCAACGGATTGGGGATCGCCTGGGGTGGGCGCAACCGGAGAAATCGGCCCCCCGTCTGGAAACTCTTCATTCTTTGGGGGCGGGAACGGCAGCTACGGCAACACATATTTGTGTGCAGCAGGGCGGGGAGGCTCTGCGGGTGCCGTGACATCCAGCGGCGCCAACGCCTTGTACGGCGGCGCGGGCCTGGGCCATCTACGGCTGTTCAAAAAGGTGTGACCATGCCAGTCATTGAAATCCTGAACGCACAGGGCCAACCTGAAAACACCATCCTGGCCGACGAATCCACCGCCCAGGCCCTGTACCCCGGCCGCTGGCGCCTGGCCGAGCAGCAGGAGCAGCCCGCGCCCGCGCCGCAGATCCGCCGCCGCATCACCCCGCTGGCCTTTCGCCGCCGCTTCACGGGCGCCGAGCGCGCGGCCATCGAATGGGCCGCCGTGGACCGGGCCGATGCGGGCCAGCAGGAGCGCATGCAGGCCGCGCAGCTGCGCAGCAACCTCAAGGACCAGGAGCTGGCCAGCTTCATCGACTTGGACGACCCGGACGTGGCGGCCGGCGTGCAGCTGCTGGAAACCGTGGGCCTGATCGCAGACGGCCGCGCACTGCAGATCACGGACACGCCACCGCGCCCTGACGAGCTGCCGGCCTGACCTGGCCGCGCCACCCGCACCACCACCGCAAGCCCGCCACTCGGCGGGCTTTGTCTTTGGGGTAGCACCGGCTCGCACCGGCCCTATCGCTGGCCGCCTACGCGCGGGCGGGGGAACATGCAGACACACACCGCACACCCACCGAACCCCTGCAGGAGCCCATCACCATGTCACTCGCCGGCTACCACCACGGCGTGCGCGTCTCGGAAGTCAACACCGGGACCACCACGCTGCGCATCGTCTCCACGGCCGTCATCGGCCTGGTGGCCACCGGCCCCGGGGCCGACCCCACCAAATTCCCGCTGGATACGCCTGTCCTCTTCACCAACATCGAGAAGGCGCTGGACGCGGCTGGCACCACCGGCACCTTGCCCGAGGCCTTGAAGGCCATCAAGGACCAGTCCCGCCCCGTGCTCGTCATCGTCCGCGTGCCCTTGGGCGCAGGTGCCACGCCAGAAGAGGCCGAGGCCGACCAGACCAGCCTGGTCATTGGCGACAACGTGGGCGGCAAGCGCTCCGGCATTCAGGCCCTGCTCACCGCGCAGCAGCAGCTGGGCGTCAAGCCCCGCATCCTGGGCGCGCCGGGCCTGGATTCCAAGCCCGTGGCCGATGCGCTGACGGCCGCCGCCATCAAGCTGCGCGCCATGGCCTACGTGCAGGGCTACGGCGCAGACGATGTGAGCGAGGCGCTGGCCTATGCCGAGAGTTTCGGCGCCCGGGAAACCATGGTCATCTGGCCCGACTTCAAGGCCTGGAACACCACCACAAACGCGGCCACCAACGTGCCGGCCGTGGCCTATGCGCTGGGCCTGCGTGCCCGCATCGACGTGGAACAGGGTTGGCACAAGACCCTCTCCAACGTGCCGCTCAATGGCCCGGTTGGCATCAGCAAGGACGTGCATTTCGACCTGCAAAGCTCGGAGACGGACGCGAACATTCTCAATGAGGGCAACGTCACCACGCTGATCAACTACCAGGGCTATCGCTTCTGGGGATCGCGCACCTGCAGCACGGACGAACTGTTCCGCTTCGAGTCCGCAACCCGCACCGCCCAGGTGCTGGCCGACACCGTGGCAGAAGGCCATTTCGCCTTCATCGACAAGCCCCTGCACCCCAGCCTGGTGAAAGACATCATCGAAGGCATCAACGCCAAGTTCCGCGAACTCAAGGCCCTGGGCTACATCCTCGACGGCCGGGCCTGGTTTGACGCCGAGGTCAACACCACCGAAGCCCTCAAGGCCGGCAAGCTGGTCATTGACTACGACTACACGCCCGTGCCGCCGCTGGAAGACCTGGGATTCCGCCAGCAAATCACCGACCGCTATTTCGCCGACTTCGCCATGCGCGTGGGCACCGGCCAATAAGCCCGGCCGCATTCCAGCACACAGGAGATCCACACCATGGGACTGCCCCGCAAACTCAAGAACTTCGCCACCTTCATCGACGGCGAGAACTACATGGGCGACATGCCCGAAGTCACCCTCCCCACCCTCACCCGCAAGATGGAGGAATACCGGGCGGGCGGCATGAACGGCCCCATTGATCTGGACATGGGCCAGGACAAGATGGAAGCCGAACTCAAGGCCGCCGGCTACATGAAGGGCCTGATGAAGCAATGGGGCGCGGGCAAGCACGACGCCGTGCTGCTGCGCTTTGCCGGCGCCCTGCAGACCGATGACAGCGAGGGCGTGCAGCCCGTCGAAGTCGTCATGCGCGGGCGCCTGACCGAGCGCGACCCCGGCAGCTCCAAGGCCGGCGACATGGTGGAGCAGACCTTCAAATACAGCCTGAGCTACTACAAGGAAGTGCTGGACGGCGAAACCATCCTTGAAATCGACTTCGTGAATCTGGTCGAGAAGGTCCACGGCGAGGACCGCATGGCCCAGACCCGCACCGCCCTGGGCATCTGACGGCCCGCACCCGCAAACAGTTTTCCTTCCCCTCTCGTCTGTCTCCGGCCGCATGGGAAACGGCCCTTCGCGCCGGCCTGGGCCACTACCTTGGCCGGCGCTTTTTTTTGATCACAACCAACCACCGAGGCACCTATGGACGCCCAAGCCAAGACCACCAACACCACCGACACCACCACCAGCCCCAAGACCGTGCAGGTCAACGTCACGCTGGAAACACCGATCCCGCGCGGCAGCGGCGTCATCGACGTGGTAACGCTGCGCAAGCCCCTGGCCGGCGCACTGCGCGGCATCAACCTGGCCGAGCTGCTGACCCTGCGCGCCGAGGCCGTCATGCTGCTGCTGCCGCGCATCACCACCCCCACCCTCACGCGGGAAGACGTGGCGGGCATGGACTCCGTGGACCTGGTGGCCTGCGCTACGGAGGTGGTCAATTTTTTGGTGCCGGCGCGGCAGCTGGAGACGGTCAAGGCCAATCAGGCGATGGCCATGGAATCCCTGAGCGTGTAGAGGACGCCATGGCGGACGTGGCTGCCATCTTCCATTGGCGGCCGGCCGACATGGACCCCATGGACCTGGCCGAGCTGATGCACTGGCGCGCCCTGGCTGCAGACCGCTATCAACAGATGAACAAGCATGGATAAGCTCAAGCTGCAGGTGCTGCTGGACCTGGCCGACCGCGTGACAGCGCCGCTCAAGCGCATAGGCGCGGGCGCCCGCTCCGTGGGCGTGGACGTGAGCGGCGCGCAGGACGCGCTGCGCAAGCTCCAGCAGCAGCAGGCCGCCGTGGGCAAGATGCGCTCCATGCAGGAGCGCCTGCAGGAAACGCAGCAGCGCATGGCAGCGCTCAAGGCGGGCAAGGCCGCGCTGGGTGCCGAGATGCAAAAGGGCGGCCCCACCGCCCAGGCCCTGGGCGCGCAATACCGCAAGACCACCGAGGAACTGCAGAAACTCTCGGCCGCCCATGAGCGCCAGATTGACCAGGCCAAGCGCCTGCGCGCCGGGCTCAGCGGCATGGGCATCACCAACGTGGCCCAGGCCGAGGGCAAGCTGCGCGAGGCCATCGACCGCACCACCAAGGCCCTGGAGCGTCAGCGCAAGGCGCAGGAGCTGACCAACAAGCACCGCGCCGCCGTGGACGCCAACAAGGCCGCCCGGGGCGATGCGCGTGGCGCCCTGTTCGACGGCGCCGCCATGGCCGCATCGCTGGCCGCGCCTTTGAAGATGGCCATTGATTTCGAGTCGTCCATGGCCGATGTGGACAAGGTCATGGACCTGGACAAAAGCGGCCTTGAGCGCATGTCCACAAGCGCCATCGACCTGTCCAAAAACCTGCCCATGGCGGCCAAGGACATCGCGCAAATCATGGCCCTGGGCGGCCAGTCGGGCCTGGACGAAAAGCAGCTGCTGGGCGGCGACGGACAGGTGGGCTTTGTGGAGCACGCCGTGAAGATGGGCACGGCCTTCGGCATGACGGCCGAAGAGTCGGGCGAGGCAATGGCCAAGATGAAATCTGCCTTCGGCATGTCCATCCCCGAAGTGGCCACGCTCACCGACAAAATCAACCTGCTGGGCAACACGGGCGCGGCCAACGAAAAGCAGATCCTTGGCATCGTCACGCGCGTGGGTCCGCTGGGCGGCGTGGCCGGCGTGGCGGCCGGGGGCATTGCGGCCCTGGGCTCCACCCTGGCCGGCATGGGCGTGCAGGAAGAGGTGGCGTCCACCGGCATCCAGAATCTGATGCTCGCACTGGTGGCCGGCGAAAGCGCCACAAAGAGCCAGCGCGAGGGCCTGCAGGCCCTGGGCCTGGACGCCACCGAAGTGGCCAAGAGCATGCAGCAGGACGCCACGGCCACGATGATGAACGTGTTCGACAAGGTGCGCGGGCTGGAGAAATACCAGCAGGCCGCCGCCCTGCAAACGCTCTTCGGCAAGGAATCCATCAAGGCCATTGCGCCCCTGCTCAGCCAGCTGGACACGCTCAAAGAAAACTTCGAGAAGGTCACGGACGAAAGCAAATACGGCGGCGCCGTGAATGCGGAGTACGAAAAGCGCGCAGCGACCACGGCCAGCCGCCTGAAACTGGCCAGCAACCAGGCGGCGGCCATGGGCATCTCCCTGGGCAACATCCTGCTGCCATCGCTCAATGACGGGCTCACCATGCTGACGCCCTGGATGGAGCGCATCTCCGCACTCACCCAGGCCTTTCCCGGTGTCACGCGCGCCGTGGTCCTCTTGGTGGCCGCCCTGGTGCTGGGCAAGGTGGTGGCCATTGCGGCGGGCTACGGATTCGCGCTGATCAAAGGCGCCCTGCTCACCGTGCGCGGCGTGCTGATTGCGGCGCGCATGGCCTGGATTCTGCAGACCGGCGCCATGGTGGCCAGCATGGTCATCAGCCGCACCGCAGCGCTGGCCAGCAAGGCATTTGCCGCAGCGCAGTGGCTGGTCAATGCCGCCCTGGCGGCCAACCCCATTGGCATCGTCATCCTGGCCCTGGTGGCCCTGGCCGCTGCGGCCTACCTCATCGTCACGCGCTGGGAAGAGATCAAGGCCGGCGCCCTGGCGCTGTGGGAAAGCCTCAAGGGCATGGCCGGAAACTTTGTGCAGATCGGCGGCCAGATGATTGACGGCCTCATCAGCGGCGTGACCGCCAAGCTCACAGCGCTGAAAGACACCGTGGTGGGCGCCGCCACATCCGTGGGCCAATGGTTCAAGGAAACGCTGGGCATTGCCAGCCCCTCGCGCGTGTTCATGGAGTACGGCGGCTGGGTGTCCGAGGGCGCGGCCCTGGGCATCCAAAAGGGCCAGGGCCTGGCGGCAGCGGCTGCCGTGGGTCTGGCCGGCGTCACCGCCGCACCCATGGCCGCTGCCGGCACTGATGCGCTGGCCGCTGCCCAGGCCATGCCCATCACGGCGCCCGCGCCGCTGATGGCGCCCAGCGGCAGCGCCCTGGGGCGTGGCAATGCGGTCGGCGCGGGCGCGCCCATGGCGGCGGCCAGCGGCCCCATCACCATCACCATCAACGCCGCGCCAGGCATGGACCCCAAGGACATAGCCCGCGCCGTGGCGGCCGAGCTGGACAAGCGCGATCGCGCCAACAAGTCCCGCGTGCTCAGCCAGCTCAGCGACACCGAGGGATAAAGGAGCCCGCACATGCCAATGATGACCCTGGGCCAATTCGTGTTTGGCCTCGATACCGTGGCGTATCAGGAAATGCAGCGCGCCACCGACTGGCGCCACCCCAGCAACAGCCGCGTGGGCGCCCGGCCGGCGCGCCAGTACGTGGGCCAGGGCGATGACACCATCACGTTTACCGGACTGTTCGTTCCAGAATTCCGGGGCGGCCGCAAGACCCTGGACGAACTGCGCAAGATGGCCGACGCCGGCAGCGCATACGCCATGGTCAACGGGGCCGGGGACAACCTGGGCGCCTGGGTCATCCAGCGCCTGAGCGAAAACGGCAGCGTGTTCGTGAAGGAAGGCCTGCCCCGCCGCATCGACTTCACCGTGGAGCTGGCCCGCGTGGACGACGCCCAGGCCGACCCCAGCGGCGGCAGCGATGGCGGCACGGGCGGCGGTGATTGGGATGATGGCGACTTCTGGGACTGGTGGATGTGATGGCGGCAACCGAGAACCAGGCCACGGGCGCCTACCAGCAGCCCGATTACGAACTCACCATCAACGGCGCCAACATCACGCCCAAGGTGGGCAAGCGCCTGATCGAATTGCGCCTGCGCGAAAGCCGCGGCGAAGAGGCCGACCAGTTGGACCTGACCCTGGACGATGCAGACGGCCGCATGGCCATCCCGCCCAAGGGTGCCACCATCTCCATCCGCCTGGGCTGGCTGCACGAGGGCCTGGTGGACAAGGGCAGCTTTGTGGTGGACGAAGTGGAGCACGGCGGCAGCCCCGACCGCATCAGCGTGCGCGCCCGCAGTGCGGACATGGCCAAGAGCCTGCGCGAGCGTGCCAGCCACAGCTGGAACGACAGCACCGTGGGCGCCGTGGTGCAGGACATTGCCGCGCGCAACAGCCTGCCGGCGCGCATTGCCCCTGAGCTGGCCGAGCGCAAGGTGCAGCACATCGACCAGACCAACGAATCGGACCTGCATTTTCTGTCCCGCCTGGCCCGCCAGCACGACGCCGTGGCCACGGTCAAAAAAGGGCAGCTGATCTTTCTGCGCACCAACAGCAGGACCAACGCCAGCGGCCAGCCCATTGCCCCCATGCACATCACGCGCGAATCGGGCGACCAACACCGATGGCACACCGCAGACCGCACCAACTACACCGGGGTGCGCGCCTACTGGACTGACGGCAAGCGCGCCCGCCGTAGGGGCGTGCTGGCGGGCACCAAGACGGGCAGCGTCAAGACGCTGAAAGACACCTTCGCCAGCGCCGAAGCCGCGCGCCAGGCCGCGCAATCCGAGATGCAGCGCGTGGACCGTGGCGCCGCCACCCTGAGCCTGGCCCTGGCCCTGGGCCGGCCGCACCTCATGCCGCAGGCGGCCGTGACCGTGGAAGGCTTCAAGCCCGAGATCGACGGCGAGGGCTGGCTGGTCAAGTCCGTGGAGCACGCCCTGGGCGATGGTGGCTTCACCACGCAGATCGAGCTGGAGCGCCAGGGTGGGGGCGATGCGCCAGCTGAGACCGAACCAGATAGCGATCTTCCATGATACAAATGTTACATACGAGCTCGTATTGAACTAATATGAAACTTCCCGTATGATCCATTCTTCAGTGCCGAATTTGTGTAGCGCTGTCCCCCGAGAGGATGTTCCATGAAGATAGTTTTCACCCCAACCCCTCATCACAGGCATGGCCCGTTCGACTTCAAATCGAGCCTGCCTAGGGATCTCAATGGCTTTCCTGGCCGCCGTTGGACCATGCTCTATGGTGACCAAGAGGTGTGCGAGCGAGACATAGCCGGTGTAGAAATCACGCAAGGCACGTTGATGGATGCCTTCAGCGAGGCTCTAGAGACATTCGTCCAAAAAGCTCAACATCGCTATGGTCCAACGCGTATAGAGCTCATCGACGCCAAAGGTGGCGGCCCGATGGCGGCTTTCACCTGTTTTGAAACTTCCCGGCTAGGGCTCGTGCGCCCAGACATGAACCTTGCGAATAAGAAACTGCAACTCCGCTGCACGAAGAGCAATAGTGTGCGCAACGTGCACGATTTTCACGAATACATGAAGATCGTCGCTGAACATGCAGCGACGGAGCAAGAAGAGAAGAACGGATGGATCGCCGGAATGCTTCACCCGTCTGTCCTCACACACGATCAGTGGGATTGGAGGGCACCAACTAGTTGGGAGATCCGCCATGTCGCAGCGCGAGGTGCCTTGGTGGACTACATCAACATGTCTGGACCTAAGGCCGCTGAGCTCGTCGGCGTGACGGCCCAAAATTTCCGCAAGTACACCGCTCATGAAGATGCTGAAAGTCATCAGAAGATGAGTTTTGCCATGTGGCATCTACTGTTACATCGCTTGGGGGTGCAGCGGGCGCCCCAAGGACTCAGGGCGTTCAAGCCCTCTCATCCTGGAGAGCCCAAATAAGCTGGCGATCAAAAACCAAAAGCCCGCTCATGGCGGGCTTTTTTTGCGCTCGACGGTCTTAACGAAAAAGTCAGAGGCCGAACTTCTTGAGTATCCCTGGCAGCACCTGCGCAAGCAGGATGGCACTAACCACCCTCATGATGATGCTGTTCTTGGCCTCCGTCAGATCGGCCTTGGTCGCATAGTGCTTGATGAACTCGTCTTGCTTGGCCTCAATGCCCACGAGACGATCCCGCAGATCCTGCGTGGTGCTTTCGAGCTTGGCGATGCGGGCGTCCATGTCCCCATTATCTGGAGGGCTCCCCGCCGTGGCGCAACTCCCGCTTGATCACCATGAGGTCAATCACTTTTGAGTAGCCCTCAATCGCTTCACCCATTTAGAAAAACCCCGCACTGCGGGGTTTTCTTTTTTCAAAACGGCGCAGGTGAACGAATCACTTCGGCCGGGCCCACAAAGTCGTAGACGAGCTCACCATCAGGTGCGTAAACCCTCGTCCAGTGCGGCCCTGTGTGCTCTACGCGGTAGTCCTCGGGGCGCAGCGGCAACACCCGCTCCCCCCAGATGCCTGCCCAGCGGGGCGGGCGCACCAGGGTGGGGTGCAGCACGTTGAGCGGGTCATCGTCTGGGTACAAGGACGTGCTCCCTGTGCCACTGCTCTGCCACGGTTTCCGTGCGTGCGCCGCGCTCGGGCGTGGGTGCAATGGCTTGCGGCAGCTGCTGGACATGCGCGGACCAGTCGAAGGGCGGCAGTGGCTCGCCGTCCAGCGTGGGCCTGGGGCGGATCAGCCACAGCTGCTCAAACTCGGCCAGCCCCTCGGGCGTCATCGCCGTGGTGTAGCCACGCCACAGCATTGCGTCGCCCAGGATGTCCACCGGCACGGGGTCCGCAAGCCGGTACCGGGAGTGTTCCAGCGATATCCACCACTCGCACAGCTGGAACTCGCGCAGCGTGCGGCGCATGTTGTTCTTGCGGCCGTCCGCGTACTCCATGCGCAGATCGCCTGCCACGGGCGCGGGCCAGTCACGGGGGTGCAGGCGCACCCCGTTGCGGCGGAGGAATGTAATTTCGCAGTTCACTGTATAAATATACAGTGTCAGCACTCACTACCGTTTTTGAAAATCTCTATCGCAGGGGCGTCGTGGCCCGCGCGCGACGGCGCGCAAAAAAGCCCGCATGCAGCGGGCTTGGGTTGGTCAGCTGCGCAGCATGGCGAGGAACTCATCCTCGCCCACCACAATCGTGCCGTGCACCTGGGCCTGTGTCAGCTTTGACATGCCTGCCCTTGGCCCCGTCACCATGTAATCGAGCGTTGGCCCGACACTTCCGCGCACCAGCCAGCCGGCCGCCTCGGCCATCTCTTCCAGTTCATCGCGCCGATCCTGCGAGAAGCCCGTGAAGAGCACAGCATTGCGCCACTCCTTTGACTTGCGTGCAGGCGCAGATGGGGATGTTGCATCCACGTAGGTTCGCTGCGGGACCATGTCCAGCAACTCCTGCACCTGCAATAGCTCGCCTGTATCCATATCCAACAGCGGGCCGCTGATGCGGTCTGTGCGAAACGTGCGCGGCGCCTCGGCCTGCTCGCAGTGACCTTCAAGGTAGGTGTTCGCCTCGTTCTCTCCAATGCTCTGCACCAGCACTGTGCGCTGGCCCTCATCGCGTGAGAATCCTTGGTAAGTGAAACGGTAGCGATGGGGCAACGGGTTGGACGTGCTGCGGGCAGCGGCTCCGGGCTGCGTGGCACCTGCAGGCGATGCAACCAGGTGGAATTGCTCGGGCGCTATGGGCGCCAATACCGGCTCAGGACGATCTGCAGGAGCTACGGGAGCTGCAGGCGGTGCGCTTGCTGCAGGAACTGTGCGTTCCTCTGCAGTTCGCTTGCGCCGATGAGCGCGCCAAGCCACAACGGCATAAGGCGAGAGCACCAGCAGGCCCAGCACCACCATCATCGGGCTGCCATGCGGCTGGGGTGCCATTCCGCCCCCCACGCAAAGCCCCCCGAACATGCCGCCCACACTGAGCACCGCCGCCAGAATACGCGCGGGCCAGCGCCGTGCCTGCAGAGCCGTGGCTACCACTCGATATGCCCAAGCGCCGCCAAGCACCAAGCCGCCCAGCAGCAAGAGTGCCAATAGTCCATTTCCCATGTGCTCCCCCTCTCTGCAAATTCGTCGCAGCCGTCAGCCGCTGGCGAAGGCGGCGGGCCGCTTACCCGCGCGCCACCATGGCAGCCAGCGTGCGCAATGCGGCCTGCGCCTCTTCGGGCGCCTTTTCGTAGTGCTGCAGCAGCTGCTGGGTGTCAGAACTGACTGAGGACGCCGCGCCGGCATCGCCACCGGCCGCGCCTGCACGCAGCGACAGCAGCACATAGCCAACATCCACGCCCACGGCGTGCAGCTGCTGCAGCGCCTTGGCGTCGGGTGCGAACTCGCCCTCTTCAAATTTCAGCAGGGCCAGGCGGTCAACGCCGGACTTTGCGGCCAGCTGGCCCACGGTCAATTCCAGCCGCTTGCGCTCTTGCACCAAGCGTGCCGCAAGCGTGGCAGCGGGCTGTGTGTGTTCTATCGCGCTGGGGTCAAAAGTACGTATGCCCGTGAGCACATAGCCGGAGTCCACCCCAAACCCGCGAATGGTGTTGAGGGAACTTGAGCGTGGGGAAGTCCTTGAACA